TTTTTTAATATTTTTTAATTTTATATTTCTTAACTTTTTTGGTAAATTTATTTTGTTTTCTATCAATTATTTTATTAAAATCATCTTGAAGACACTCAGAACAAATATCACAACACTTAATAGTAAAACTACCAAAATCTATTTCCAAATAATTTTTTATACCATAATTATCATAATCAAGGAATTTTTTACATTCCATACAAACAAAGTAATCCCCTTGAAAATCAAATAATTCTGTATATAATGTTTCTCTATCAGAAGAATTCAGTTGTTTCCAATATTCTTTAATATCACTATATAAATCTTTTCTATCAGTAAATATACTGATATGTGGTGAAACACAATCACATTCATTTCTTTCACCACAATCAGGACAATTAAAATTTGGAGGTCTATCTATCCACCTCCAAATTTTAGAATATATATAATCATAAGTATCATATTTATCTAATTCAAGAACTTTATCACAAATATGAATAATCATATCAGATTCCCTATCTATTTCCATATCTAATAATAATTTATCTCTTAAAGGTTTTACTTTATCTAAAATATTTTTTCTTAAATCACTATCACACATTACAAGATTAAAGTTTGAAACCATTTAAATTAGTGAGATTAAAAATCAATTTTAAAAAATCAATTTTGAAAAATTTAATTAAAATCCTTTAATATTAATTGATTGAAATTTTTAAACAGCCTCTTATTCTTTGGTATAAATAAATTAATAAATAAAAAGTTATATGGAGTGTCAAAAACAAAATCAAATAGTTCATCACCTTCTTTCTTATCTAACGGCGTGAATTCATCTCTTATAACTTCTTTCTCCTGTTTAGTAGAATCAAAGAAAAACACTTGATTCGCTTGACTACGAATAGTTAAAGGAACACTCTTTACTTTTTGTGATACAATCCATATAGCAACAGAAGAATGTTTTTGAAGTATATGCCTTCCATTCATAACAAGTTTCTTAAACACATTCATCGCCCGCTTGTTTGTGGCGATATAATTAATAGCATCGTCTAAAATTATTAATACCCTATGAGGGTCTGATGGGTCTTGTTCGTTTTCTTCTTTCTCAACATCTATAATTTCTGATAGTATATCCTCTAAAGGTTCATCATCAAGACTAATGATTTTATCTTCTGGTAAATTTAAATCCATAGTAGCACTTGGAGATATGTAATATACAGAGTTAAAAACATTATTATATAAATTATTCTCTGGTGTTCCATTTAGTAAAGATTTAATTAAAGAACTTTTACCACTTGCAGGAAGACCTATGATAAGTGTGAGATTAAGATAATTAAGAAAATCAGATAAATTTTCAGGTCTTCCTGCTGTGCTAAATTTTGCACCTGTGATTTGTATATCATTTTTTTTTTCTATAATCTTCATATACTTATTATTATATTATATTTTTTGTTTTTTATTCATAATGATTTTAATCATATTTTTCTTTACTTCTTCATCATCTATCATAGTTCGTTTAGGTGCTTGATTGAGATTTTGATTATTTACATTTATACTATTATTCGGATCAAATTGAAATTCTGCTATTAAAATCAAAGTATATGGAATATTATTAAAATCAACAATATTATTTCTTCCATCTGAAAATGTAATATCAATATTTTTTATTGAAGAAAAACTTATTTTATGTTTAAAAGGGTTATTACCTTCATCAAAATATAAAATACTATTTGGTGATAGATCAACTGGTAGTATCAAGAGCTCTCCGCCATTTTGACCTCCCGTTGTAGAAACTATATTATCTCCAACTAAATTAGATAAACATCTTAAACTATCTAAACCATCTGCCATATCAACAACATAATCAGATAATAATGTTGTGCTATTAGTAAATTCCTTATCTTCTTCTTTAAAACCTAATACTCTTAAACAACTATCAATTTTATTTGTTCCTGTATTAAATAATAATTCTGTTTTTGATATATTTGTCCCAGAAGCAATTAAGAAAGATACTTTACTTGTATTATCATTATAAGATATTGTATATACATAATCAAATGTCGTATTACTTTCCATTTGTGATTTAATTTCTGCTAATAATTCTGTTATACTATAATTTCCATTTGTAAATGTTATAGCATAAGTATTAGTTGCTCCCAGACTATTAGTTTCTTTAACATCTAATTTATTATTATTTTGTGTTGAACTGATACAATAAAAAGAAAAAGGAATAAATGCTTTTTTTAAATGAAGTAAAATTTTTTCATCTTTTCTTGCTATGATCTCATTTTCTAATTCATATTGTTTTTTACCATCAATATTTCCTATTATAGTCCCTTGTTTTGAAGATAATATAATTTCAATTGGATTTCTTGGAATATAATTTGATTTTTTTTCTTCAAATGAAGTATTCATATATATATTTATAATATAAATTTATATTATGTATTTTCATCAAATCTTCCCTGTAATTGTTGCGGTTCAAGTTCAACTTCCTCTGGGATACTTTGTGGAACTTCACCTAATAATTCTTCTAATTCATCTGCTTGTAATGATTCTCTTTGTTTTTGTCGTTTTGTTTCAGCACCTTTCTTTCCTGCTTCTATTCGTTTAGGGTCTTTATCTATACGAGGCATTCCAAATTCACCTAAATCAGTTCTTACTAATTCAGGAACAACATTTCTTAAGGTATCGCCTAATATAGCACCAGATTGACGCTCACGTTCTCTTTCTCTTAAATGTCTTGATTGCCTTTGAATTCTATCAATTCTTTCAGCAGTTCCACTTCTTAAAACATCAGGTCTATTTAAATTTTGTTCTAATTGATTTTGATTATCTTGTATATTTTCTTGAATACTATGATAATCATCTAATCCATCTCTAACAATATTGGTTTGAGAATTGCCTAATCTTTCTAAAGTATTAGATAGAACTTCACTTGATATTGATGAAACTACATTACCTATTCCGTCTAATCGCCCTTGTTGTTGTTCTATATCACGCTGTAATCTATTATTTCTATATCTGTTATAAATTGATGAAGCACTACTAACAATAGAACCTCCAACCGCCATCGCTAATGCTGGATTAAGAGCATTACTTAAAAAATAATTTGTATTAGATTGTGGTAAAGGTGGGTCTTGAGAAGGTGGAGGTGGAGTTGGGTCTTGAGGTGGAGAAGGCGGGTCTTGATTTGGTGGAGGTGAAGGAGGTTGATTTAAATCAGATTGTTGATTTGATTCTGATGGTCTTGATAAATCACTCTGCCCTTGTGGTGTATTAGTATTTAAATAATTAAGTAAAAAATTATATCCACCTCTAACCCCTTGTCCTACGCTTAAAATAGTTCCTAAGCTTGGCAATTCTTTATAAGCAGTTTTTCCAAATTTCTTTGCTTGATTCCAGGCTTCTTCTATATCATTTTCATTAATAGTATTATCTTCATATTTAGATTTAAGTTGATTTAATTTTTGTTTTAATTTATTCCATTCTGTTAAAGGTTTGTTAATACTCGTTCTTAAATTTGTTATTCGGTCGTCTATACTCCCAACTAAAGCAGGATTTAATACCATTTGAGGTTTTGCCTGAATTTGAGGAATTAATCCAGACATTTGATTTCTTTGATTTTGTAATAATAACATTTCTATTAATGAAGGTTGTTTAACTTTCTTAACTGTTTTTTTAGTTTTTTTAGTTTTTTTATTTACAGGTTTAACAGATTTTTTTTTATCTTTCATTAAAGTTTTTTTCTTTTTTCGTGATTCCATTATATATTATATTAATATAAAATATTTTATGTTGGTCGTAATGCTTTCGACAATTTTCCACTTAATTTTCGTGATGCTGGTTTTAGTGCTGATTTAATACTATTTCCTAATCCACTTCCAACGGCGAGACCAGAAAATCCCGTATCTAAAATTGTATCTAAATCTCCTGATGCTAATTTCTTTTGTAGTTTCTTATCAGTTGATAATTGTCCTAAATACCCCAATCCACTTGGTAATGCCAGACCCACATCGGCAGTTAAACCTATTGGCGAAAGAAATTGGAAATCACCCATTTTACCTTTTAATGGGTCATTATCTTTTATCCATTTTGCTGGTTTCTGTAGTGCTTTACCCACTACATTAACACCTTTTTTTATTCCTTTTAAAGTTTTATCGGAGAAAATATTATTCTTAATGCCTTTATAAACTGTCTCACCACTGCGTTTTATGCCTTTTCCTATTTTTTTAAATGCCGACGCTATGTCCGAGAAAAAACTCATTTTTTTATATTATATATATATATATTATTTTTAATTATTATTTTGTTTAGAAATACAATATTTTGATTTCCGATGTCTTGCTTTGTGTCGAAGACTATATAATTTAAAACAAAATTCACATTCATAATGTTGTCCTCTTCTATTATTTATTTTAGTTCTATTTTGTCTATAATATAATTTATCATATTCTCCTTTATGTCGTATAGGACAACAATTATTTATTTTAGGTTTTAATTTCTCAAAATGATATCTTTCTCGGTAAATCAAATCTTTTCTATTTTCAAATTCAAATATTTCTATCAATTCCATTTTTAAATTTTCAACATAATCAAAAAAATATAATTTTGACTTTTTAGTTCTAATATTTGATTTATGTTCGTTTAATCTTAATTTTAATGTTCGTATTGTTGAACCTATATAAAAATCATTAAGTTCTTCACAATATAATTTATATACATATCCTATTTTTAGGGGGTCAGTTAAATTTGTCATATAGTTTATAATATATATATTTTATTTTAGTTTAACGCAAAAAATCAAAATTGATTTAAATCACAAAATTATAAAATATATATATAAGTAATATATATAATGGCTTTAAAATGCTGGACTCGGAAATTTACAAATAAACAAGGTAAAACAAAAACTTGGGTTAATTGTGAAGAAGGATTAAAAGCAAGAGAGAGATTACCCCCAAAATCACCAGATATACGAAATAGAGAATCATTAGAAAGTCGTTCTGTATCAAGACAAGAACAATATTCACCATCAAGACCGAGATTCATATCTGTTTCACCAAGACCAGAAGATAGCGACCAAGAAAAAAGGCTTAAAAAATTTGAATATAATTCAGAAGCTTCTTATGATTCAGATTTTTCACCAAGAAGATTTCCAAAAGAAAAAAAAGAGTTAATAGAACAAAAAGAACTTGAATTACAACAAATATTAGATAATAAATCAAAAGGATTATATTATCCAAAAGATTTTCGTAGAAAAAAAAAACTGGAAAAAGAACTGAAAAGTTTATATAATTTATAAAATTATTATAAAAATTAAAATATATTTTCTATATATATATATGAGTGATGTAAATAAAAAAGTACAATCTGTAATTAAAGAATTTGAATCAGATTATTTTAAATTAGAACAATCATTAAAAAAACAAAATCAAAATGAAGTACAAAAAATAATCACAAAATTGAATAAAAGAATGGACGAATTAGATAATATATTAGAAAATCTATTAAGAAAAAAAGAAAAACTAAAAAAAGATTTAAATAGTATTAAAGAAAAATCACAAGATAAAAAAAATGAATTAAATAAAATCCTTGATGATGAATTTAAAAGAAAATTAAAAATAATTGGTAAGCCGTATAATAAAAAATACAAAGATGACTGGTTTAAAAAAGCAAGACAAGTTTTTGATGATGAAGATGAAGATTATGATATGGAAGATTATTTTGATGTAATATTATCTAAAATAGGAAAAGATAAATCAAGAAAAAAAATATCACTTAAAACATTACTATGGGCTGAAAAATTAGAAGATAGTAATGAAGATATCTGGACTAATCCTGTATATGATACATTTGAAAATAAAGATGTTATGTCTGTTGGAGATGGGAGTGGAGAGATTCTTATTTGGGACGAAGATGAAGATGAATTTAAAGAAATAGAATATAATGATTATAATGATAATGTGGGATTTAATAATCAAAGCCGATATATATATGGTGCTGATAAAGGTAATGAAGGATATATTGATTATGAGGATTATAATAATATGTTAGAAAAATATAAATCAAAAAATCCTTCAGTTAAAATACCTACTCAAATTAATCAAATGCTTATTAGTGGATTACTTCCAATAATAGATGAAGATGAAGATGAAACAGAAAATAGAGGTTTAGGAAATGATTTTAAATTATAATTAAAAATATAATATTTATATATATATAATGAGTAATATGAATAATAAAAAAGTAAAATCTGTAATTAAAGAATTTGAATCAGATTATTATAAACTACAAGAAGATTTAAAAAAACAAAAAGAAGCTGAAAAACAAAAAATAATCAAAAAGAAGAAAAAAAAATTAGAAGAAAAAAAAGATGATTTACAAGATATAAAAAAAGATATGAATTTAAGAAAATTACAAATAGAAAATACTATCAATAAAAATGATACATTAGAAGAAGAAATAGTACAAGAAAAAAATAATTTAAAGTTTTATACTAAAATTAAATCAGATTATTATTAAATATTAATCTAATTATGACTATTATATGTATAAATAATCTAAAAATGACTAATAAACGTGAGATTAAGGCATAAAAATTAATTTTTATGATAAGTTCTCATGTTTATTAGTCATAATTAGATTATTTAGTCATAGTTATATTAGTTATTTCATATATTTAAATTTTTAATCCATATGTTCCATACAATTTTTACAATAATATAAATTCTCGCCTTTTTCTCTATATATAGTTTTCCTATATAAACCATCATAACCATTAAATAAAACTCTTACACCACAAGAATTACATCTACAAAAATTATCTTGTGTATAAGATTTAATTTCATTATCTTCATCATCATCTATACAAATATATGCTTTCCATAAAGGAGTATTACTAAAGGGACATCTATCCCAATCCATTAAAATTATATTATGATTTTCTACTGAATTATGTAATGCTTCTGTCTGGCAATCTATTTTTGTTTGTAAAGTTTCTATTTGTTTTTTTAAAAACTTAGTTTTATCATTTTCATTAAAATTTTTAATTTTATCATTATATTCTTGTTCTTTCTTAAAGACTTCCATAGATTTTTCTCTATTTTTTTTTAATTCGTCCATTATTTCAATATATATTCCTTCTGGAATATCTTTCTTAATATCATCAATTAAATCAAGGACTTTCTGATGATTAGGCATTTCCATTTTATCTTATGGAAATCCAAAATCAATTTTAAAAATTTAAATCCCTAACTTTAAATTTTCTAAATTTAAATTTTAAATCCCTAACTTTAAATTTTTAAAATTGATTTTTTATTTTCTTAACATAATGCCTTATTCACATCCTCAAACAGAACAAGCTATTGACATTATTAAAGTTAATATGAGAGATGATATAGATGAGTGTTATGAAGAATATTTAGATGGAAGTCCTAATAGTGAAGATAATTTAGAGAATTTTCATCAAGAATGTTGTAATGGTGATGATGATACTTTATCTGGTATATTAATAGAGTATTGTGAAATGAATGATTATAACTTATATATTGATTATATTAATACTATGTATTATGATATATGTGGAGAAAATATTAGTATTGAAATTTTAATAGATAAAAAGAAATTGCGTGATAATATGATATATTTTATTGGAAAGGAGTGGCAATAT